TTCGGTACTGGTGGACGTCTCGAATCGTCGGCCACGCCACGCCGAAGTCGCTCGCCTGCTGGCGATAGGTCTTGCCGTGCCTGTTCTCACGAATGGCACGCACAATGTCGGGGTTCAGCTTTGCTTGCTTTGGGCGATCGCGCTTCATGCGGACTCCATCGCGAACAGGTCCGCCGTCTTCGCGGTAGCCGCGGCCAGATTGGCGACAGACTGCTGAAAGTAGGATGCCTTCAACTCGGCACCGACAAAGCGCCGTCCCATTTCCAGCGCGACGTAGCCCTCGCTGCCGATGCCCATGAACGGCGACAGCACGATGTCATCAGGATTCGTCCACAGCACGATGCCGCGGCGGATCACCTCAAGCTGCAGCGGGCAGATGTGGCGTTCGTCGTCATGCTCGCGAGCGCTTCGGTACTGCAGCGTGTCGCTGGGATTGATGTCCATCCAGATCGGGCTGGCGACTTTCTGCCAGAGATCGACCGGATACTCGGCGCCGTGCGTGACGCGCTCGCACTCGCCAGGATTGCGGACGGTGATCAGGTAGTCTGGAATTCCCATGCGGCACATGGCGGCGTTCTCGCGCACGCTCTTGTGCAGTAGGCCGAGTGCCTTGGTGCGTTGCATCGCCGTGACGGGATCTTTCCAGATCGTCACCTTCGCGTGGAAGATGAAGCCGTGACGCTGGAACGCACGCAGCAACTCGCCAGGGAAGTCCTTCAGGCCGATCACGCCGTCGCGCTCTTTGCTGCTCGGCATGTCCATGCAGTGAAAGCTGACGTTTCGGCCAGGCTTCATCACGCGGCGCAGCTCGGCGATCAAGAAGTCCAGATGCTCGAAGAACTCGGCATCGTCGCGGACGTTTCCCATGTCGCGCGGGCTGTTGCTGTAGGTGTAGAGACTCGCAAACGGTGGCGAGAAGATCGAATATCCGATGCTCTCCGCCGGCAGTCCTTTGAGCACGTCCACGCAATCGCCGTGGTATGCGGCGTAGCGGTCAGTCACGACTTGATCGATGCAGTTCACTTCTTGCTCCTCTCGAATAGTTCGGCGGTCCTGTCGTCCTGGTGGAGTCCCCTCGCCAAGCGAATGAGAACCGCGGCCAGATCGATGCACTCCATTTCGATCAACGTCATGTCGTTCGATCGGATCGCATCCAGCAGTTCGCTCCATTCCTCCATCGCGACTCCGAACGCCTCACGCCTTGATCTGAATGCGCCGTACCGCTCATAGGATTCCTGGATGAGTTTCTCGATCTGAGCGAGCACGAAATCACTCATGCAGCCTCCATCAGGAAAGACGGAACGACGACGGCCTGGCCGGCGGCATAAAGATTCGTGTGGCGTGTGGTGCCTCGCACGTTCGCAAGCACGGCGTCGCGCGTCTCCGAACTGAGGCTTTCGGCCATCGCCAGCGCATCGCGCTCTTTGCGCTTCAAGTTGGAGACGACGGCGCCCTCGGCACTAGACGCGAAGACATGCACATGCACATCGCGTTTCTGCCCGAATCGCCAGCAACGACGCACGGCCTGGTAATAGGCCTCGAAGCTGTCAGTCACGCCGACGAATGCCATGCGCGCCGAGTGCTGCCAGTTCAGGCCGAATCCGCAGATGCTCGGCTTGCTGACGAGCACGCGAAACTTGCCGGCGACGAAGTCGGCAAGGCGCTGCTCTTTGACTTCCACGCTGTCGGCGCCGGCGATCTGCACAGCACCGTCGATTGCCTTCGTCAGCGCGTCACCCTCGGCATTCAAGTCGCACCAGACGACCCACGACTCGGCCGCTTCGGTGTTGACGATCGCGGCGCAATCGCGCACGCGGTCTTCGGTTGACATGCGCCTGGCGCCGCGGCGCTCACTCAGCGTCTGCGCTTCGGAAGCGAACAGCATGCCGTTCGTCGGCATTTCAGTCTCGACCGTGTGCTCGTGCATGTGCAGCGGTGGCAGCGCATAGGCAGAGTCGTCGAAGCCGAGATCGGACGGCTTGCGCACCATCGCCCCCCACTGGCTGACCCATTGCCAGAATAGGTGGCGCGCATGGCCTTTGAGACGCCAGACGCTAGTGTCGCCACCGTCGTGGGTGAAGAACTCTGCGAGCATTTCCTGGCGCGTGCAGACGCCTAGAAACTCTGCGTGCGTGCCAAGTTCCGTCCAGTCATTCGGCGCCGGTGTGGCGGTGGCGCAAAGCTTGAACGGCGTCTCGCGGAATGCCGACAGCAACGTGCGCAGCGTCTTCGCGTCGTGATGCTTGATGCAGCTCGACTCGTCGAGCACGACGCCGCCGAAGATGGACGGATCGAAGCGATGCAGCCGTTCGTAGTTCGTGATGCAGATGGCCGCGCCTTCGGCTGGATCGAAGTCAGATCCGTCTCTGCAGTGCTGGACAGCGATGCCGATCTCCACGCCTTCGGCTACCGTCTGCTGTGCCACCGCCAGCGGCGCCAGGATCAGCACAGGCAGTCCGGTGTGGAGTCGAACGGCGTCAGCCCATGCGAGCTGCATGCGGCTTTTGCCGAGGCCCGTGTCGGCGAAGATGGCAGCGCGGCCGCGGCGGATTGCCCATGCCGTCAGTGCCGACTGAAACTCGAACATCGAGCCCGGCACGCTAAATCCTGATTCGATTCCAGTGGCCGGCACGCGCGACAACTTGCGATCGATGTGAGCGAGGTAGGCGTTCATCACGCCACCTGCCAGGTTTCGACGCTGCAGGACACCACCGTGCCGCCGTTGTCGATCCAGCCAGCCAGGTAGGCAAGCACTTCGCGCGCTTCGGCGAAGCGACGGCAGCACGCGCCGGCATGGCCTTGCCACCAGATGACGTAGGCGGGCCTCATACCCTTCTCCACATTCGGTACTGGTGGACGTCTCGAATCGTCGGCCACGCCACGCCGAAGTCGCTCGCCTGCTGGCGATAGGTCTTGCCGTGCCTGTTCTCACGAATGGCACG